AGACTTCACGCTGGAGAGCGTAGTAAGCGTCGAGCCTGACGGCGTAGAAGAGGTCTTCGACGTTCAGGTCGCAGACACAGAGAACTTTATTGCCAACGGCTTGGTTTCCCACAATACGTGGTGGAACGAGGACGACTGGGCCGGGCGCGTACAGCAGGTCATGGCCACCGGCGACGGTGACAAGTTCGAGATTGTGAAGTACCCGGCTGTCAACGACCTGGGTGACGAGTACGTCCTGCCCGACGACACCATCAGCCAGCTTCCGCAGGGCAGCACACCGCCCGAGGGTTCCCGGCTCACCCGGCTGATGAACAGCGCACTGCACCCAGCACGCTACACGCTTGAGATGCTCTTGAAGCGCAAGGCGAACTACTACGCTCTCGGTCAGCAGCGCTGGTGGGCGGCGCTCTACCAGCAGAATCCGACGCCCGAGGACGGCATGTTCTTCACGAAGGACATGTTCATCGAGTACGTGCACGCTCCGCAGCGCCAGGGCCGCGTCGTGTACCAGGCATGGGACTTTGCCATCACCGAAAAGCAGAAGAGTGACTACACGGTGGCCATCACCGGCCTGGTCGACGAGCACGACAACATGTACGTGCTTGACGTGTGGCGGTTCAAGACGGACGACGGTATCGAGCTCGGTACCGCCGTGATGCAGTACAGCAAGACATGGGGTGCGGACCTGATCGCCGTCGAGGACGGGCAGATTTGGAAGTCGATCAAGAGCAACTTCGACAAGGCGTGCGAGGTCGCCAAGCACTACCCGTCGTACGAGGTGATCGTGCCTCTGACAGACAAGCGCACCCGCGCCCAGCCCGCGCGCGGTCGTATGCAGCAGAAGAAAATACAGTTTCCGGCCCGCGCCCCGTGGTACGCAGAGTTCAAGGCTGAGCTGCTGCGCTTCCAGGCTGGCGGTCGCCATGACGACCAGGTCGACGCCCTGGCCCACCTCGTGCGTCTGGTCACGACCCAGGCGGCTCCCAAGGGACCACCGCAGCCGAAGCTGCCCAAGAGCTGGAAGACAGAGCTCATGGCGCAGCTGCGCGGCTCTGGGGGCTCGCACATGGCCGCGTAGTCTGATAAACTCGCACGTCATCTAACACACTCGGAGCCACCCATGGCAGTCAACGACACACTAGCCTCGGACATGTGGTATCGCTTCAGGTGGTGCCTCGAGCGCGGCCATTACGATTTTCTAGCCAAGGCCGACAAATGTGATCGTTTCTTTGCCGGTGAGCAATGGACAGCAGAAGACCTCAACGCCCTGCAGCTCGCCCGACGACCGGCGCTCACGATCAACAAGATCATCAGCACGGTCTCCACGATCATGGGGCAGCAGATCTACAACCGCAACGAGGTTACGTTCAGGCCTGCGGGCGAGGGTGGCACGTCCGCTGTAGCCGACGCGCTGCAGAAGGTCTGGATGCAGATCGCTGCCAACAACCAGCTCAACTGGCTGCGCTCCGACGTGTTTGCCGACGGCATCATCAGGTCTCGCGGGTTCTACGACGTGCGCCTTGACTTCAACGACGCTATGAAGGGGGAGGTGCGTATTGCGAACCTCAACAGCAAGAACGTGGTCATCGACCCGGACGCCGAGCAGTGCGACCCCGACGAGTGGAACGACTGCTTCGTGACGAAGTGGTTGACGTACCAGGACATCGCCATACTCTACAACCAGGACGACGCGGACTACCTCAAGAACCGCGAGGAAAGCCTGTTTCCCTACGCCTACGACAGTATCGAGAGGGTGCGCGACCGCTACGCCGGTGCGAACCTGGCAGGCAGCTACTACGGCCTGCTCGACACCGCCCACGTGCGCCGGAACATCCGTGTGCTCGAGCGCCAGTACCGCAAGCTGACCTCGCAGAAGCACTTTGTGGACATCAAGACGGGCGACACCCGTCCCGTGCCAGAGGGCTGGGACCGCGAGCGCATCGCAGCTCTCATGGAGCGCGTAGGTGGCGAGCTGAGCATCATCAACAAGAAGGTTAAGCGCATCCGCTGGACGGTGAGTGCAGACAACGTGGTACTGCACGACGACTGGTCACCCTACAAGCACTTCACGGTGGTGCCGTACTTCCCACACTTCCACCACGGTCGCACCATCGGTCTGGTGGAGAACCTGCTGGGCTCCCAGGAGCTGCTCAACAAGACCTCCAGCCAGGAGCTGCACGTGATCAACACCAGCGCCAACAGCGGCTGGAAGGTCAAGAGCGGGAACCTCATCAACATGGAGATCGAGGACCTGGCCCAGACTGGCGCTCAGACCGGCCTGGTACTGGAGGTCAAGGAGATCGACGGCATCGAGAAGATCACGCCGAACGCCACCCCGCAGGGCATGGACCGCATCAGCTACAAGGCTGAAGAGCACATGAAGAGCATCAGCGGCGTGAGCGACAGCATGCAGGGCTTCGACCGCGAGGACGTGGCCGCCAAGGCCATCACGGCCAAGCGCCAGAGCGGCGCTGCGAACCTCGTGCGCGTGCTCGACAACCTCGAGCGCAGCGACTACTTTCTGGCTCGAAACGTGCTCGACATCGTGCAGGAGTATTACACCGAGGAACGCCTCGTCCACATCACGCACTCGGACCTGGCCAACGAGTCCGAGACCGTCGAGATCAACAAGTACGACCCAGCCATCGACGAGATCGTCAACGACCTCACTATGGGTGAGTACGACATCATCGTCACCGCCACACCGGACAGGGCCACCCTCGAGGACAGTCAGTTCGAGCAGGCCAAGAGCCTCAAGGAGCTCGGTATCGCCCTGCCAGACGAGGTGCTCATCGAGAACAGCCGCCTCATGCGCCGCACAGAGATCGTCAAGCAGATGCAGGCCCAGGCCCAGAGCGAGGAACAGCAGCAGAAGAACGCGCTCGAGATGCGGGCCATGGAGGCCAACGTCTCCAAGCTCGAGGGCGAGGCGGTCGAGAAGCACACGAAGAGCGCGCTCGACGGAGCGCGGGCCAAGAAGGAGAGCGTCGAGGCCGACCAGCTCGCGTCAGGCCAGGGCGACGCAGCCGAGATGGCCAAGGCCCAGGCCGAGATGGCGCTGGAGCGCGAGCGTATGGACATGGAGCGTGAGAAGCACGCCATGGACCTGGACTTCAAGCGCCAGGAGATGGCGCAGAAGATCCAGTTCGAGCAGGAGAAGCATGCCCTGGACATGCAGCTCAAGCAGCAGGCGGCGGCGCAGCAGCGCCAGCAGATCGAGCAGCAGGCATACGCCCAGCGTGTGCAGGCTGAGAGTTCACCCACAACAAAGGAGTAATCATGGCAGGCACAGAAGGCACAGAAGACACCATCGACCGTGGCGACACGTTCAACGCAGTAGACGCAGACGACGACAAGCTGCCACCGGACACGCTGGGTACCACGCTCGAAGACGAGCTGATGGCGGCCCAGGACAAGGCCGCCCCAGAGGCTGAGACCGCCGAGCCGGTGCGCGACGACAAGGGCCGCTTCATACCGAAGGCACGGTTTGACGAGGCGGTCACGAAGGAGCGCGAGCGCCGCGAGACGGCTGAGCGCGAGGTGGCCGAGCTGCGCCAGCAGATGCAGAGCGTCAACCGGGCTGCCGACACCACCGCTCTTGAGGCCCAGCTCGTCGAGCTGCGCAAGGCCGACCGCCGCGCCATCATGGACGGCGACGAGGACAAGAGCATCGAGCTGGCGGCGCAGATTGACCGCATCAACAGGCAGATCGTCATCCAGGAGAGCCAGAGCATGTCAGCTCAGGCCCAGGAGGGTGCGCGCGAGGGTATCCGTGTCGAGATGGCCATCGAGAAGCTCGAGAGTATCTACCCGGTGCTCAAGGAGGGCAGCGAGACGTTCGACCAGGGCCTGGTGGACTTGGTGCTGGCTGCGCAGAACCAGCTCATCAGCCGCGACCGCATGGCACCCTCACAGGCGCTTACCAAGGCGGCTACGGACATCATGAGCCGGTTCCAGCCCGCTACGAAGGCTGACGACAAGCCTGCCGGTGGCCTGGCCAGTGCCAAGGGCGCAGACCGGGCGCAAGCGGCCAAGACGAAGAGCGTCGACGCAGCGCTGCGCACCCCGGCGGACACACGCGACATCGGTCTCGACACGGACAAGGCAGGTATGCGCGACGGGGTGCCTGTGCCCACGTCGGTCGACGACCTCAAGGCCATACCGCTGGCTACGCTCAAGCGCATGCGTGGAGATTTAGGATGAACCACATCACATCACCCCGCACCTGTGACGCAGGCATCGAGCAGGAGATTCAAGCCAAGGGCCTGACCGCCCCGCGTGTGACGCCTGCTGACATTGAGGCGAACATTGCTGTAGAACACTACTTCCGCGCATCTGACGCTGTGTTTCACAATGGCGGTGGCCCTACGGTGTACCCGGAGCCGGAACTTGCTCTCCTCACCTTCTGCGTTCTGATCTTGAAGAACGGCTTCACCGTGACCGGCGAGTCAGCCTGCGCCAGCCGTGAGAACTTCGACGCCGAGATTGGTCGCAAGATCGCCAAGCAAAACGCAGTGCAGAAGATCTGGCCGCTGATGGGCTATGCGCTCAAAGAGCGCTTGAACTCTAACGAAATCTGATGTAATATCGCGGCGTCGCACCTTAGAGTGCGGCGTCTCGCAAGCCAGGGCGACATCTGGCACTGCCAGGGGCGGCATACAGCCCCCGACGCGACTCCGTAAGAGCCGAACAACTCGCAGCTCACCGCGACAACGTGGCCTGAGATTGAGCACAGATTGCTCTAGACCTTGTTCGATTCACTTTTACTCATAGGAGTCCACTATGCAAACCAATTTTGCCAATCTCACCAGCGAGCAGAAGACCATCTGGTCGCTCGATTTCTGGAAGCAGGCGCGTAACCTGTCTTTCGTCAACAAGTTTCTCGGCTCTGACGAGAACAGCTTGATTCAGCACGTCACCGAGCTGAAGAAGACCCAGAAGGGCGCACGAGCTGTGATGACCCTGCTGACGGACCTCGAAGGCGACGGTATCGTCGGGGATCGCACCTTGCGCGGCAATGAAGAGCAGCTCAAGAGCTACGACAAGGTGATCCGCATCGACCAGATGCGTAACGCCAACATCAACGAAGGCCGCATGGCTGACCAGAAGACCGTGGTGATGTTCCGTGAGAACAGCCGCGACAAGCTGGCCTACTGGGCTTCGGACCGCATCGACCAACTCGCTTTCTTGACGATGGCTGGCCTGGACTACAGCACCAAGCTCAGCGCAGTCGGTGCCACCATCGGCCGCGTCGGCTCAGACCTGCCCTTCCTGGAGTTTGCCGCTGACGTCGCAGCTCCTTCAAGCAAGCGCTTCGGTCGTTGGAACGGTACCAGCGCCACCAAGGTGATCGAGTGGGGCACCGGTAACGGCTCTGTGGTCGCTACCGACACGCCTACCTACGGCATGCTGGTTCAGGCCAAGGCCTACGCCAAGGACAACTACATCCGTGGTTGCCGCGACAAGGGTGGCGAAGAGGTCTACCACGTGTTCCTCAGCCCACAGGCCATGTCCAAGCTGAAGCTCGACCCTGACTACCTGGCCAACATCCGTTGGGCACGTCAGCGCGGCGAGGACAACCCGCTGTTCACTGGCGACGTGGTCCGCGTCGACGGCATGTACCTGCATGAGTACCGCCATGTGCCCAACACCCGCCTGACCCCCTCGAGCCAGAAGTACGGTGCTGGTGGTTTGGTCGACGGTTGCCAGATTCTGTTTGCAGGCGCACAGGCACTCGGCATGGCTGACCTCGGTGCACCGTCGTGGACAGAAGAGGGCTTCGACTACGAGAACCAGCAGGGTATCTCGGTGGCTAAGACCTTGGGCTTCCTGAAGCCTCAGTTCTACACCCAGTACAGCGGTGGCACTACCGAAGACTTCGGTGTGTTGAGCATCTACACGGCCCAGTGATAGGTACGCGGCGCTCTCGGGCGCTGCACCTCCACACCTTCATCTTTAGGAGTAATCATCATGTCAGTTATCAAACGCACTCGTGGCGCTCAGTACCCTCTGGTTGCTGAGTATGTCTTCAACTACAACGACGGCGCAGCCTTCCTGTCGGCCCTGGCCGGTCCCGCTGTCGACAACGTGCCCAAGGCCAACGTGACGGATTTCGGTTCGGGCGTTGCCCCCACCGACCTCCTGTCGGGCGTGGCCTACGTCACTGGCGGCGGCGGCAAGACCAGCTACTTTGAAGTCTTGTCACTGCCTGTCGGTGCCCAGATCATCGGTGGCGACGTCCATGTTGAGAACGCCTACGTTGGTCCC